AAACCCGATGAGCCTGCTGAAGACGATAAGACCAAAGAGGTTCTTGAGAAGTTTAGTGACAGCTTCCCTGAACTGAAAGAGGTTGTTGATGTAATGCTCGACAAGATAGACGTGGTCGAGAAGAAGGTTGCTCCTGCTGCAGCAGTTGATCCTGAACCAGACAGCCATACTACTGACGACAACAATGTACCTGACACATCCCACAGGGATGCCATACTCAAAGAGCACAAGGAGCTTGATGAGATTGCCGGGACTGGAGTTCTCAGTACTTGGATTGAGGGCAAGGACGACTACATCAAACCGTATCTGAGAAAAGTTTATGCATCTGGTACAGCCCAGGAAGTGATCACCATGATCACAGAATTTAAAAAACAAACCGGTTGGAAATCCCAACTGACAGGAGAAGCAGACAAGACCAAAGAAGACAAACTTAAAACCATGCTTGAGGTTGACTCTCAATCAGGTGGACCAGTAGATAATACTGGACCTGATAAGGATGACTACGAGCAGGGTGCAAAGGATGCCGGTCTCTGATTCAGCCTGATAGGAGTTTAAAGACTTATGAGTACTACAATCTATGGAGACATTTCCCCTCGTACAGCTGCTTTCGTAGTCCGTGATTTACTGAAACGTGGTATGCCGTTGCTGGTCCTTGAGAAGTTCGGCCAGGCCAAAGCTCTGCCTGCCAAGTCTACCAAGACCATTCAGTTCCGTCGATACTACATCGATAGTTCTTGGACAGCCACATTTGGTTCTGACTTTAATCCTCACGAATACTTTAAAGGAAGCAACTTTGATCCTGCTAACAAAGTGTTGACTGAAGGTGTCACACCGGATGCCACCAAACTGGAAAGCTCTGACTACGAAGCCAGTCTGATTCAGTATGGTGATCGTATCGTAATCTCCGACGTTGTCATGGATACCCATGAGGACCCAGTCCTTCGGGAAGCTGTGGACATCCTTGGTGAGCAGGCTGCTGTCCTGATTGAGAAGACTCGTTACAACGTCCTGAAAGCCGGGACCAACGTCTTCTACACCAACAGTGACACATCTCGTGCCAGTGTTGATACTCAGTTTGCCCTGAACGATCAGAGAAAGGTTACCCGTTTTCTGAAACGTCAGCTTGGTAAACAAATTACTTCTGCCGTGAAGTCTACACCTGCTTTCGGTACAGAAGCCATTGCACCATCGTTTATCTGTGTGTGTCACCCGGACTTGGAACCGGACCTGAGAGCCATCAGTGCTTTCGTACCGGCTGAGAAGTACGGCAGCATGACACCGTTTGAAAACGAGCTGGGTAAAATTGAGGATGTCCGTTACATCACATCCACAATCATCGAGCCTTATGCTGATGCCGGTGACACTGCTTCCACGAATAGTGTTGTTAGTACTTCTGGTACCGATGCCGATGTTTACCCGATGCTGTTCTTTGCCCGTGATGCTTATGGTATCGTGGCTTTCAAAGGACAGAACTCTCTGACCCCTATGGTTGTCAATCCCCATGCTTCGGATTCCGATCCGTTGGCACAGAGAGGGCACGTAGGTTGGAAAGGTTACAGTGCCACTATCATCCTGAATGACTTCTGGATGGCTCGTGTTGAGTGTGCTGTATCTGACCTTAGCTAACCAATGTAGGCTTTTGCCGGTAGAGCCTGTCTGACAAATCACCGGCTAAATTACAAACCTAACGGAGTGTGTACCAGGTTCGGGTACCCCTGGCCTGGACCACTCCTAAACCTTTAAATAATTAATGGAAGGATTAATTATTATGAATTACATGAACAAGAAAAATGAAGAACTGTTTGAACTGATCGAGAAGTACGAACTGGATAAAGATGACTACACTCAGGAAAACGGTAGTCTGAATCGTAAAAAGTTGGGCAACATTCTGAAGCTTATTGATCTGCAGTCCGGTAAGGTTGCTGATGAGGGTGTTGTTGTGAAAGAAGACGAGAATGGGGATACTGTTGTTGAGGACTACAACCCCACCGTCAAACTGCACAAGATGCTTTCAGGTATGATGGTGCAGGTAACTTTCTATCACAGTGACGAGAATGATATGCCGTACGTACAGCTGGGGCTGAACGGTATTGCACTGAACATTAAACGTGAAGTTAAGTCTTGGGTACCCAAAGAGTTTATCGACGGTGTACTGCAGAATGCTATTGCTACCAAGATGAAGATGCACGTTGACGGACAGGGTAACATATCCTACATACCTAAACAGGTTCCTCGTTTTGCTCATACAATCCACGACATTAAACACATCGATGTGCTTGCCAAAGAGTTTGATGAAAGACAGGCAAAGAGGCAACGATAGTAGGGAGACTTTATGGCTTTTACAGCAAATGATTACGTGATAGATTCTGCCGATCAATATGGTGATACAGGGTATGACCGTGTTTCAGTGGCAGATTGGTTACGGTATCTTAATGCAGCCATACGAGCAACCATATTAGTACGTCCTGATGCTGGCTCGGTTTCAGAGTCATACCAGCTTGCATCAGGAGTAAAGCAAACAATACCCACAGCAGGGTTACGGCTGCTTGACATTGTACGTAACATGGGCTCCGATGGCTTGACGGCTGGTAAGATTATAACACCAGCAAAACGACAGCACATCGACTATTCGAATTTATTGTGGCCTGCTGCCACTGGTGGTACGGCAGTAGATAACTTCTCATATGACCCTGAGACACCACGGATATTCTATGTAACTCCTCCAGTAGCATCTACCACAGACGTGTACGTAGAGATTGTTACATCACAGCTACCAACAAAGATTACAGCTGTCGGAGACGATGATGGTATATCAGACCTGTTCTTTGAGCCTCTGGTGCAGTACATGCTGTACAAAGCATATACTGGTGACGATGAGAACGTTGAATATCAGAAAGGCATTCAGTGCCTACAAAACTTTTTTAACCTACTGCAGGTAGAGATGACTGCTGCAGCATCACAGGGTCCAGAGACCAAGGAGTAATTTAATATGGCAACAGCAGGGTACGTAGACGTAGATGTTTTCATCCCTGAAATCTTACAGTACGTCCATGGTGCACCGAGCATTATGGTTCGTATACATGTGGTCAACACATTGATTAACTTCTGTGAACGTACCTTTGTATTGAAGAAGGACCCATCAGAGATTTCATTAGATGAAGATGTACACACATACACAATGGCTTTCTGCAATGACAGGTATGTTGCTGTAGCTGTTGATCTGGCTCGGATAGGTGAGGGTGAGTCGAAGCAACCGTTGGCAGGTACAACTGAAAAGGAAATGGATGAGGAGTTCCACAATTGGAGGAGCCACGAGAACACGGAGCCCACACGTTTCTGGTTAACCAACGAAGTTAACGGGATTAGATTTTGGCCGACACCGAATGCTGACGTTGACGACGACATGTTCCTTAAGTGTGTCGTCAGACCCAGGAGAAACCAGACAGAGTTCGATGAGCTCTTGTATGAGAAATGGAACGAGGCAATCACAGCCGGTGCTTTGGCTGAGCTACTGTTGATACCCGGAGCATCTTGGTTCAACAGTGAGTTAGCAAGAGCATTTGAGCTTAAGTATAGACGGTGGATTAACAGAGCACGGAAGACTACCATTGCAGCTCCAGGTAAATATCCGGGTAGAGTTATACCACAGAACTTTGAGACAATTGGTGGTGACCAAAGTAGGAGTACAGTATCATGGGTGTAAAGTTCACAAACAATGCAATCGGATATCTTGCAGCTCCCATCACGGATACAGCAACTTCGTTGACACTGGGTGCTGGTGAGGGTAACCTGTTCCCACAGGTAAACACAGGAGCTACCGATTACTTTTACGTTACAATAACAGACGTGTCTGGTAACCGGGAGATTGTCAAGGTGCAGCTACGTTCAGCTGGCTCCAACGTTCTTGCAGAACTTGTACGAGCCCAGGATGGTACAGCTGCCAGGGCTTTCGACACGGGAGACATAGTTGATCTACGTATCCCAGCAGTGGTGTTGACTGAGTGGGAGACAGAGATTGAGACTAATGCATCAGACATTGCAACCAATGCAGCTGACATAGCTACAAATGCAGCAGCTATTGCTAACATAACCAGTGGTGTTGAGGAGACTGGGAACAAGATGTACTTCTACCAGGCTGCTGCTCCAACCGTTGGTTGGGTAATTGATGCAACCATTGAAGACGTGCTGCTTGCAGTCGTTGACCAGTCCAGTGGTGGACTTGGGTACGACATCACAGCCGGTAACCCTGGTGGTAGTTGGACACCAACACTCCACACACATACAGGACCGAGCCATACACATACAGGACCAAGTCACACACATACAGGTCCCAGCCATTCACACACTGGTGGTAGTCATGCCTTGACTATTGCTGAGATGCCAGTCCATAGCCATGGACCTGGAGCAGGTGCATCATTTATGGTTGTTGGTGGTCCCACCACACACGGTGATCCTGGCAATAACTACGGGACAGCATCTGCCACAGCCACTGCCGGTAGTGGTAATGCCCACAGCCATGGTGCCACAAGTGCAAGTGGAACAGGAGCAACAAGTGCAGCCGGTACAGGAGCAACAGGTGCCAGTGGTACAGGTGCTACAGGTACAGGCAGTGCTCCAAGCACAGACAGACCACGAGCTGCAGTAGGAATTATCTGTACTAAATCATAACCATATTTCACAGGGGGAATAATGGCTAAGAGAAAAGATACTTGTATTGGACAGAGGTGTCCGTTCTGGAGACGGTATCAGGACACCTGTCCTAACTTTGTA